GTCGCGGCTGAACGCGCTGTCGTAATCTACGACAAGCAGGTATTCACATTTATCTACAAACTTCTCGCAGACCCTCGACAAACATTGGGACCAGAATGCCCCTTGCATCATTGTTGGTCGAATGCCGAGCGGCATCAGCGCCTGAGCCCACGTGTAGAAGTTCGACATAAACCCGAGCCGTGGAACGCTCATAACGCATTCCACCCGAATGTCGGCCTCGGTGCCACCAACCTTGACGATCATGCGTGCCTCGCAAAAGAGAGCGGGCCGCCCCGTAGTGGAGCGGCCCGCCCAGTTTGCACATCACGTCAAGGCGTCAGGCTTAGGCCGCACCGACCAGGCCGATGATCGGGCCGGCGACCGTCGAGCTGCCGAGGTTGGCGTGGTTGATCGCCACGCGAGCCACCGCACGGATCACGGTCTGATCCGACAGGAAATTCACCTGATCCGAGCTGGCGATCTCGATGGCCTGGCGGATGCCGTAGTAGGAGCTGTTGGCCATGTTGCCGTACAGCGCCATGATGACACCCGAGGAATCCGACCCGCTCGGCAGGCGATCGGTGAGAACCACCGGGCTGCCGAGGAAGGTGAGGCCCATGCCCTGCGAGAGTCCGACCGAACCGCCCTGGGCGAGATCGAGCGACTGCATGCAGGACGCAAAGAAGAACGGCGAGCAGAACCACTTGGCACCCTGACGCGAGTGCTGCGGAACCTTAGCCATCATGGCCAGCAGGTTCGCCTTTGTCACCTCGTCAGGCGTGTCACCGGCAGCCGTCACCAGCGAGGCGGCATAGGTGGCACCAGCAGCAGCCAGAAGACCGCCAGTGTGGGTGGTCACAAGACCAGCAACAGCCGGGGCGTTACTGGGGTTGCCTTCCCACGCGGCAGCCTCAACGGCGTTGCCAAGCGTCAAAGCCAGTTCAGCAGCGATCCAGTCAGCGATCGACACGATCGAGTCCTGAAGGAGCTCGCTCGCAATCGTCACCGCACCCGTGACCTTCTTCGCCGTCAGCGTCACCTGATTGCTGGTGGGATCGCTGGGAGTGATCGCCACGTTTTCGTCGATCCAGTACGCGGTGGCACCGGCAGTCCGACGCGGGAACAGGAGAACGTCGCTCGGCATCACCACGTTGGTGGCGTTCTGAGCGAATGCCGAGTATTCATCCACGAGCCGGATGACGGTCGAGGAGAGCACATCTGGCACGAAGGCCGCACCAGTGGTGCTGCCGGTCGAACCCTGAGCACGAGCCTCGACGCCGTGATCCTGACACCACCGCTTGGCTTCGGCGTCGCCGCTCTTGCTCTTGAACCACATGCCCACCGAGTAGGCATCCTTCGCGTTCTCAAACGCACGGAGCCGGCCCGAGAACGGAACCGCCTCGATCCGGGTCTTGGGCTCTTCGGCACGCACCTCGGGAGCCGGCGAGCAACGCTCGACCACGCTGCGGAGATTCTTGGCCGACTCAACCACCTTTTTCTCGAAGTCGATCTTGGCGGTGAGTTCGTCGGCACGCTTGTTGAGGTCGATGAGCTCGACATCGCGGGCGGTCGTGTCTTCGGCCTCGATCGCGCGCACGGCGTCGATTCGGTTGGCAAGGGTTGCCGCCTCGTCCTGAAGCTTCTTGAGATTGTCCACGTGTGTTCTCCAGCGGCGGTATTGCCGATGGAGTCCACAGTGCCACTACGGGCGGGGTGCCTTGCAGAAACGCACAGCGGAAAGTGTTGTTTTCACAAATGCCACCGCGCGAGCCCCGCACCGGGGACAGCGTAGATATCGCTGCCGTTCGTCACCACATGGACGGCTGGAGCGGCACCGGAGTTTTTCGCCGCATGTGCAGCGTGCTTCAGACACGGCGAAGCCTCAGAGCCCACGCAGCAGCGGCGTCACGGACCAGGGAACGCATGGCCTTCTTCACTTCGGGCTCGGCATCCGCATCGGCCTCGACGGCTGCGGCCTGCGTTGCCAGCCAGGCTTCGTACGAACGCATGGCCACGGATGCAGACGTGGAAGGGTAGGCGGGGTTCAGCACCGGCCCCACGTCGTAGAGGCCCGATACCTCGCGGATCTGGCGGATGGCCTTGCCGTCCTCGCCAGTGCGGAAGGATTCATTCTTGGGCTCCACCGTGAATGCGAACGACGAGCCCCGCACGTCGCGCCGCTGGATCAGCTCGAGCACGTCGGCCCGGCTCACGGGCGGCGTCACCACGTACTTCAGGCCCTTCTCGTCTGAGGAGAGTTCCAGCGTGCCAGACGAGGAACGGCCCAGCACGATGTTGCTGTCGTGATTGAACAGCGCCACCACGTCGCCCTTGCCACGCTGGCGGCTCAGGATCTTGTCGAACGCGCCCGGCAGGATCTCTTCGCGGAACCCGCCGAGGTCGAGAGAAAGCCGGTTGTACACGGCGGCGTATCCGATGATGGCGGCTCGGCCATCTGCCCGGTTCTCCACGATCAGCTCGTTCTCTTCCTCAAAGGCGAAATCGCGGCGTTCAATTTCCATCGGTGTACTCCTCCTGTTCGGCCTGGTCCTCGGCTGCAGCGGCCGGGCTGTCTTCTACTTCGGCGGGCGGCTCGGGCATCGGCTCCGGTGCCGGCGGCTCCGCACCCACCTTGTCCAGCGTGGTCATGTTGAGTTGAACGAAGTGCTTGTCACCTTCCGGCCCGATCGGGTTCAGGTTCTCGAGCTCGCGGATCTCGTTGATGGTCATCCACCCGTTCTGCAGGGCCGACACGTAGTAGGCCGAGCGGCTTGCGTGGTCGCCACGCAGCAGGCCGCTCACCGAGTGTTCCGCGAAGTACCGCTCATCGTCCACGATCAGATCGCGGCTGATGGCTGCTTCCCATCGCTTCAGGTGCGGCAGAAGGCAGTGCTGGACGAACTCCGTGCCCTGCACCTCGATGTTTGAATACGTGCTGCGGGTCAGGTCTTGGATCATGTGGGGCGGCACGCGGAACGCTCGGCAGATCTCAATGACTTGATACTGCCGCGTTTCAAGGAACTGGGCCGCTTCGTTGCTGCCGCTGAGCTCGTGAGCCTTGACGCCGTTCGGCAGCACGGCCGTGCGGAAGGCACGATCAGCGCCCCTGTGCATCCGCTCCCACTGCTCACGCAGCCGCTCGGCAGCCTCCACGGGAATCGGGTTCTCGCTCTCTAGCACGATGCCGGGCCGGGCACCGTTGCCAAAGTAGGTGGACCCGTGAGCCTCCAACGCTTGGGCCAGGCCGATGGCGTTCTGGAAAATCTTGTAGGTCGGGATCGCCTTGATGCCGTCTTCCGTGGTGAACCGCAGCGCAAAGATCTGCTCCTGGGGATAGATCGTCTCCCGCCCGCTCGGCTCGCGGTAGCGATACCGCAGCGTCCCGTCAGAGAGCCGGTCGACTTCCATGCGGGAACTGTGCAGCGGCCACAGCTCCGAGACCGCACCTCGAGCACCTGGGCGAATCTCGGCGTAGCTCGCACCGTAGTGCAAGTACATTCCCGTCATCCAATCGCGGAACTCTTGTGCCGTCTGCCACGGGTTGGGCTGCTGGTGCAGGAGCCGATAGACCGGGTGGCTCGTGGCCTTTGCCTTGCCGCCGTTCGCCATCCGCTCGTAGACGTGGAGCGGAAGGGCCGATACCGCATCCGAGATCACGCGAATGCAGGCCGTGTAGGCAGAGCACGCCATTGAGTTGTCGGCGTTCACGCGGATGCCCGAAGGCGTGCGAGACGATGACACCTCGGGCCAGTCGATGCCACGCAGGTCGAACATCTTGAAGTCGGCGGCGGCGTGTTCGCTCATAACGAGATGATGTCCCAGTTTTGCTCAGGGGCCGGGGCCGTCGCCGTAGCGTGGATGCCGAGGGCCATCGTCAGCGCCACGATGCCGTCAATTCGTTCGTTGCTCTTCGCCTTGCTGGGCTTGATGTTTCCGGCGTGGTCCTGCTGTATCGCCACGTTCGACGCCTGCCACGCCAGGACGGGATGCCCGCCGTGGAGCAACTTGCCGCCCACCACCAGGGCCTC